CACCAAGTTATTCCATCCAGTTCAGTGTGTCTTCCTTCCAACTTGATTTCGTGTCCCAGATCAAGAAACTCCGCGACCAACCCCTCCATCCTATCAGTGTCCTCCGCTTCAAAGAAGATGAGTGTGTCATCTCCATCAACAGCACAGTCCCATCGATTCATCCCCAAACGACGCATGCAAGCATTCAACATGGCAAACATCAAAAGACAATTGCCACTAGCGGTGTTCATGTCTCCACTCATTCTCTTGCCCGTTGTCTTATAGGCAATACCCTGTTGAGTGAATCCAAGATTCCTCTCCTGCATCTTCAATAGTCGTTTGAACTCTTCATCATGATTGACAGACAAGTAGAACCTGTGTTCCAACTTCAACATTTCAATGTCAACATGCTGATCAAATCGACTGGCATCTATCGCAATACAGATGGGACGACGAAATGAGGCCCACTTGTCCTGTATCATTCTTCCACGCTCGACATTTGTGAGGCACTTTCCCATCACAAATCTGCCATTCCTCTTCAATCTATAGATCTGATGTTCTATGGGACGAAGGAATCGACCGAGTCCAATATTGTACCTAGGACTCCTACACTGAATCAGACGGGGGTCTGGATTTTCCTTCAACGGATTGGTCTTCTCTGGTTTCACGAACCCACTGACCACTGCGTCTCCTCGAACAATGGGACGCTCGCCCAACGTCTTCAGGGCATTTTCATATTTGGTGCGCTTTGGACCACTATATTTAGAGACGAACTTCATTCCGTCCATCTCATTGGTGGCTTTGCACTGCCATCGCAGCCTCTTCATCTCTTCCCAGACTCTAGCAACGCCTCCAGCACTGGGTCGCGGCACTTCCCCAACGACCCTCCCTCGCAACGCAATATACTCATTGCATGCACAATTGTTGTGTACGTACAAGCCATACAAACCCGGAATTGGGGGATGGCACCTCACACACCTCCTCCTCCTCGCACACAGCCCTGAGAACGGCCCAACCCAGCAGCCTGCAGCCATCGGCTTGTTCATCGTCGTGCTGCCCGATGACATGGCGCAAACTGCCGGGCGATTCTCAAGGCCCCCCTATTTGCCAACAGGGAACTCGATGCGTGACCAGGGCAATAGGCCACACACCGCGCTGAGACATGACACCATCCATTCCCAGCTGCTCACATAGATGACCGTGAGCTTCTTCCACAGGTACATAGCAATGCAGATGATCAGCCAATTCTTCAAGGCCATCAAACCCATCCACACTGCAAGCACAGCTGCAAGCCAAACAAGCAGGCCACCGGCCTTGATCCAAAACCGACATCGACTCAATAGTCGGATAGGCCACCATGCTTCCGCTCCATCGAAGGGATTCCCCACCCCTCCAGCCTCCGGTGCAACTTCTACGTATGGGACTCTTCCCCAAAACGATTTCACTAGTCCGAACGTCTTTGTTCCGAACACTGCCACAATCACAAAAATCAATGTGGCAATCCCGGCCATCACTGCATACAACACATGCAGGTTCAGCCACACATACACCAGCGCTCCGATGAGCAGACTATTCAACCCAGCAAATAGTATCACTGATAAAGTCAGAT